GATCTTGCATGGTTTCAAATTCAGGCAGACCCAACTCTCTTCTTGATGCATTAATTGATACCAACTGGTCCATGTCTGGGCCAAGACCACTCACCTCAGAAGATCCAGCTGAAACTGCGCCTCCGCTCCCATCAACAATTGGATCCGAAGTTACCGGAGGTTGTGTTATTCGTTTCGGAAGCGGCCCCATTTCAAAAGGATTTTTAGGTTGATAATTTGCATACATAGCCCCTGGAGTATTTTGGTAATCAACATTTATTCCAGTGGGGGTTCCACTTGGGAGGAAGGTAGCCTTTGATGGGTCATCATAATCCGCTAAAGTTTTTGGCAAATCAAAAGCAGAGTGTCCTCTTATTTGACCCAATTGCCTCGCGGTGTATTCATCAAAAGGTATTTGTCTTGCTTCAATTGCTGCGGTTCTTTTCTTTGCAGCTTTCTTTTGTTTTCTAGCGTCAAGACCACCCTTGATTGCTCCAGCAGCGGCAAGCGCAGCAAGGATAAAAGCCTCTGGTTGTCCGGTCTCAGGGTTAGTGGTAAGTTGTCCACCAGGAATTAATGATGCAATTCCTTCAACCTCTGCTGGATTCATATGAACAAGCATCGTATCGCCGTAACGACCTTGCGCAGCCAAACGCTCCGCTTGTTTCTGCATAGGACGCTTTTTCATTTGATTCGCCATTTACAAATAAACCTTTAGTATATTGAAATAAACTAACACTTCCAACGCCTTCGCGCTTGTCTTAGCCTTGAGTTAGGATCTTTAGCAGCTTTAGGAAACTTCTTCATTTGACCCGCCGATCGTGCGCAAAAAGACTTTCTTCTATTAGCGTCTTTGCTTCCTTTCTTAACCTTACCAGTTACAGCTGTTTTTAACTTACTGCCAGGGTTTTGTCTTCGATAAGATGCAACACCCTTCTCAGTCATACCAGCACCAGACTCAGTAGAACGGAAGTTTTCCTTGTTACGTTTTGGCATATTGTCGCGCTTTCTTTTCTTAGCTTCGCCACCGCCATTAAATTCTTGTGCATAACGTCTAAACATCAGCTATACCTTGTCTTCTTTCTGCGATCTGGCATTACTGCGCCACACCCTCGATGGTTTCTTTTGGTAACAAAACAACCATCTTTAGCAAAAGTCTTTACATTGGTGGGCTTACCGCCTACTCCTTGAGCTTTTGATCTTTTTCTTTTTACTGCGCTTGTGCGCTCAGAGGCCGTCATTGATTTAGCTTTTGATCGAGGCACACACTTAGGGTATTTTCTTTTAGAGCTCTTAGTTGAAGATCTGCCACACGCTTGAAACTTACCGTCTTTTTTAGGCGCGCCTATGTCAACCCAATCTCCTTTTGAGCCTTTGCCAAACCAGTCTTTTAGACTCATGTCAGACCTATTATCCTAGCTCGTTTCGCAACAAACCCACCTCCCTTAAGGGATTTTGGCTTCGGCCCTTTAAAGTCTTTGCGCTTTACACCAGAAGGATCTTTAATTTTTCCTGCACAAATCTTGCTTGCATAAGCGTTTGCATACGCACTTGGGTATACCTTGAACTTACGCTTTGCTGCTGCTTTTCCTCTTGCACACAACTTAGTCATACATTCACCACGATTGAACCTTTGTTGATTACTTGTACTACACCCACCTCGCCAGTAGCCTCTAGCGGGTCTGTTGTATATGGGAGTTCTTGAGAAAGACTAACCCAATTATCTCCATCATACACCTGAAGAAGGTTTTCTGAAGCATTCCAAATGATATCTCCAGCAACAAATTTTAATTGATCTCGCTCTGGTCTTGTGAATTGAGGAGTGTTGTCTGGATCAAATGCATCAAGGCTTAGTTCTAAAAGGCGTACAGTTTTATTGAAAGTATTACTGTCTACGCTTTCAGAGATAGGAACATAGGGAAGCTTACCTTGTAATAGCTTGCTCATCTTCTGCCATTTGGTTTGATATCAAGCCTGGTCCCGCCAACTCTAAACCCAACACCAAGGCGTATAAGATTATTAGCATCATCATCAGACTCAAATCTTAAGGCCGCTTGCCTAGCTCTAGCCCTCATATCAATCTTTGATGTTGTCGCTGTAAAGCTTGTAGTCTGGTCTGTAGTTAAAGAGTTCCCAGGGTAATTACGTTGTTTTAAAACCACATTAATTTGTTGATCACTACCGCCATTACCAGTGAACTTAACATCTGGGATCATTCTTTTAATGAATTGAAAATCTTCTCCATCACCAATGTCAAAGTCAGCAGACTCAATAAACACATTGTCCATTGGGCTTCCGTCATTATCATTACCAGTTTCATGTTGGTAGATGTAGTTCGTACTACTTGATTTGCCTGCTGCTCTTGGGAATGAAACGATCCCTTCATCAAGCCAAGCAGTTCTTTCTAATTGACCTATGCTCCAAGTTTGATCTACATAGTTATAAGTGACATATCTATCTGGAGTAGTGCAACCAGAAGCACAATAGAACCAGCCTACTTCATTAAACTGTTTGTTTAAAAAAGCAAAGAATTGATACGCTTGGCCTTCTTCTAAGTCATCAAATACATAAGAATGTACGCTACAAGGCACAGGACTAACCGCTCCGGTGTAAGTATAAAACCCTTTCTTATCCATCCAAAACACACCAGATGGCGTGTTAATCGCAGCATTAGGCCCAATAAGACTAACTCCCTCATTGACCAGGTTTAATCCAAATGTTAATGGGGTGCCAATAAACTGAAGGCTATATAAAGCAACGTCAGTCCAGATTAATGTTTCTTGTCTGGCTCTAAGACCAGCGATTATTTCAGAACCAGCAGAACATCTTAAAGATCCAGCAGTATTTGTTGCTGTTGGCTCCCACTCTGCTGGGTTTTCTTGATCTGAAAAAGCAATTAGTAATGGATCGATCGAACCAGAACGGGCGTTTGCACTAATTGGATCTGCACCTAATACAATAACGTGTCGATCTACATCAGAAACAAGAACCTGTAGCCCTTTAGTTGGAGCAAGATTGGCTCCACTTAATTCGCTTAACGCAACAGCTCTGTCTGTTCCTAATGTTTTTGCACTAGTGTCCCAGTAATAAATACTGCCAGCCCTCGGACAAGCAATGAGGTCTTCTCCAAAGCTATCCATAGACCATAGGCGTAATTGATTTAAATCACTTAACGCACTGCTAGAACCAAAAGTTCCTTGGCCCCATGTTCCAGAACCCCAGCCAGTACCATCTACATAAACATCTAGACCAGAATTAATTTGATAAGCTGCAACAATAGAGCCTCCACCATTGCCAGAGTCGCTACTGTTAGCGGTAACCGTAGCGCCTGAAGTATCTTTCGCAGTTATGGTGTAAGTATTTGCGGTAGGGACAGAATCAATTTCATATTCTTGATTAAGCACAGCCGCGATAACAACACCGCCAAGGCTTGCTGCTCCACTGAATGTAACAAAGTCACCAGTAGTAGCCCCATGAGAAGCATCAGTTATGGTAAGCGTGCTTGACCCATCTGTTGCAGCAAACACTGCGTCACCAGCAGAAGTAGTAGATCTAATAGGAGTTATGTCATTAAAGTCATCTCCTTCCTGTATATAAAGTTTGGTTCGAGTGCCAAGGCCAAGAAGCTTTGTACCTGATAAATTAACCCAGCCAAGTAATTTTCGACCAGTGCCTTCATAAGAATCGGTAATGGCTTTTTGCCACCCTCCTATTTTCTCAGGGAACCCACTCCTAAAACGAACCAAGTTCCCGTCAAACCATCCACCTTCAGCTGTATAATCAGTGCCTTCTTTGTTGATCCCAGGATTAAATAAAAACTTTTGAAGAGGCATTACTGGTATTCTCCAGTCCTGATCATTTCAGTAACTTCTGTCGCTCTATTCCCTACCTGCTCACTCCATCGGCTATCCATGAACTCATCAGCGGCTCTATCAAAATCCTCTGTAGACATAGCATCAAGTGCTTTTTTAAATCCTCTCAACCTGGTTTGTCCCAGGTTAAAAGACAGGTCTATCATGGCTTCTTGACGCGCTTCATTGAGCGCACCAAACCAAAAATACTCATCACTCAACTCTGTCTTTACTCGTTTAATATCGTTATCTAAAAGGTAATCTACTTCATCTTCAGAAAGACCCAAGCCAGAGTCTGCGATATTTCGGCCTACGCCTATTGTTTCGTACCCTTCACTGCACAGATAAACGAAGTTTCGTACACCTTCATGCCTTCTTAACATTTCTCTTAATTGTTCACTCATTAGACTCAGGCTCCTCTTTGTCTAGTTCGCGGTAGTATTTTAAAATACTAATTACTTGACGCAAATATCTTTTTACCTCTGCCATATTGGTAGAAAGATTCTCATATCCTTTGGTCGTTAGAGAATACCATACATTGGTTGGTGCTTTGCCTTCGTTCAAATCATCTAGATACTCTTGCATGAGCTCTGGATTTAACACGGTCCACTCAACAGGCAAAGAGTCAATACTGTTGGGCAGAGGAGGGTGATACGTTGGCGCTTTCTTAACCACTGTGACTACTTCCACAGGCGCAACTTCAGGTATATCCCGACTTGAGCCAAGGATAGAACAACCGCTAACCAGCAGTAGGATTAGGAATATCAGTATTTTCATCGAACTGAGTTTCATCGGTGATAACTTTAAGGTCATTTAACACTGACCTCGTACCGCGATTGATAATGTTCTCTATTAATTTTGGCTTCCTGATAGACAATACATCCATGGAATGCCGAGAGAACTTTTTTCTAATATCAGTGACCTCGTTTTGGGCCATCATATTTTCTTTGGTTAACTTCTCCACTTGAGCAACCATAATCTCCTGGTTCTCAACAGTTTGTTTTAAGTTTTCGTTTTGTTGCTCTATAGTGCCTTCAAGCGTTTTTTGGTTTTGAATTGACTGCTCTAGCTGCAAGTGAAACGATTTGATTTCCGCTTCGGTTTTATCGTAATACATTTTAAAAGAACCCGCTAAAAGTACTAAAGCAATCCCCAATCCTGCACTTAGTTTTAGTCCCATGCTCTATACCAGAAAGTTAATAGTGTTTTCTTTTCTAGCTTGTTCCATTTGAACCTTGTTGTTTTTAGCAATATACAGCGTAGTGTTAAGTTGTTCTACTCTCTGTCTCTGCTCTTCAACTTGAAGATTCTCTACCAGTTTCTGGTACTTTTGTTCAGCTACCTGCCTCCAAGCAACCTGGTTTGTGGGTGTTGATGCTCCTACATCCATATTAAAGCCCCTTTCCAAATAGTTTAATAACTAAAGTAACCGTCACAATTGCGACAGTTACGGCCAAAATGATTAGAATTCCATACTGGCTAATATCTTTAAGCATCTGCCGTCTTCTTTTTTGCTTCTCTATTGCCTCTTTAACGCTCTGACGATGCCTTTGTTTCTGAGCCTCTAACTCTTCAAAGTAAGCATCAATGACGCGAGCCGCCTCCGAGTTCATATTCGAGAGTAATTTTAAATTTTCATGGTAGCGCTCCAATCTCGCTTTTTGGGCAGAAAGTCTCATCGCGCTTTCGCCGTCAAGGGGAGCGGTTAAAGAGTTGCGCCTTTCAATCTCATACTTATCAATGCCAGAAGAGATAGCACCTAAATGCCCTAGCAATGTCTGGACGTTTTTAGACCCATCTTCGACCTGCTGAAAAAGACCATTCAGAGCCGAAACAGCAGACGTTATGGCTACAATCGATTCAAATATCATGGTAAACCTCTAGGGTTTACGGGACATATAG